CCCCAAAACAGCGACGAGCGAGGTGGGGCGGCCAGCGGGGCGTAAGTGGGGCGGCGGCAAACAAGTCCACGAAAGTTCCCCCTTTACACTCGGGCACTTTTCTGGTAGGCTGTCCCCTGTGTAAGTGCTTGAAATCTGGGGAGGTACTACTACCCATGCCTAAGTATGCAGAATTAACGGGAAAAAGGTTCGGTCATTTGACTGTGTTAGGACCCATCCGTGAGGGCTTGAGAATTGGCTGGCAATGCCAGTGCGATTGCGGTAGAATTCGCGAGATTCGGACCCGTACTTTGACGGTGGAAAAGCGTAAAACATGTGCAAATCATGACTGTATTTACTATAAGTCGCTGTTGGCAGGGTATGCGTACAATGGAGATGTGCCTCTAAGTCACCTGCACACGGCAGAGGAAGTGCAGAGCATGATGCAGCAGCCGTGCAATTACTGTGGAAGCAGCAAGCATATCGGATTGATGCCCGGGCCAACCAAGCATCGACTGGTACCATTGTGCTCAAAATGCCGTCTGATGCGTGGCGAGATGAAGCATATGGAGTTTCTCAGTCAGATTAAGCTAATAAGTACAGTTCAGCGGTGGAATACCAATAGCAGTGAAGAAATAATTTGAGCTGGCGATGGGGAAACCTGGTTGGTAGGCCGCCCTCCTTCCTCTCTCCCCTCACAAGTTCGGTCCGGGAGTCAGTCGGGCCTGAAAGAAAAGAACCCGGCTGTGAACCGGGCTCAAGGGGGGGTAAAAAGTAGGAATCGTAAATAAAGGATTCTACTAATACGAGGAGGACTGTTTGGCAGCCCAGGAACTCGCATTCCCTTTATAACCTAAAAAAATCTAGACGTCAAGTGCCTAAGGGTGTTGACACAAAAAATCATTTTTGCTATAACCAGACTGGGGTATAAAAAGTATTAGTAGAGGGTAAATAAAAGGAATTTTATGAGATTGACCGTAAATAGCGAATTACAAGTAAAACTCAGAATCATTACTGACCGTCGTTTCGCGGGTACGTCGGACCGGGACCTTCGCAACGTCGAACTTTCTACAGAGCAGGTGGAACGCAGCGTCAAGTTGGGCCGTAAGGACTGCCTACCCTTGGCCGTGACTGACCAACTGCTGGACCTGGAAGGCAAGCCAACCAACTTCTCACTCGTCATTGCTGACTTCGACAGGAAGGCCATGCCGGAGGGGTGGACCGAGGAGCGGCTGGATGCCTCTATTCGGGCCGTAGAGGGTGCTATTTGCTTTCAGTCTGTCTCGGGTATGCCTAAGGCCATGTTCCTGGTGGAAGGGCAAGACGGGCCTGTTTCGAGGGCCCAGGCGGTGGAGCTGCTGAAGGCTACACTTCAGGCCGATTTGCACTGGTTTGACCCGTACGGCCTCTTTAAGTGCTTCATGACTCAGGCCACTGCACAAGTACTGCAAAAACAACTAGTTACTTGCCGGGCCGTCAAGGTTATAGCTAAGCAGGACAGTAGTACCAGCGAATGCAATGAGCTGCTACGTCATGTAGCTCCGCATAAGCTAGCTTTAGCTAGTAGTAATATACATAACATTCCCACTATTCCAAGTACTTACCTCTTCTGCAATGCCTTCGCAGATGACATTCCAGAGCAACTCAGACACCTCGCCAAGAATGAAGCACAGTCTTCCATGCTGAGACTCCTCCTCTCCTGCTGGAACCTGCTCAATCCCCTTGGTTACGGCCTCTCACAGCACCGCATTGCCGACCAACTCAACATTGACGTGATGCAAGTGAACAGATTCCTCAAACAACTTCAAAGACTTGACCTACTCCACAAGACTTCCAAAACCTATGCTCAAGGCAGCAAGGCCCAGTGCTACCGTGCCAAGGGAATCCTGGCCAGAGCCATCCGTAAACTCAAGGATAAACCAAGGAAAAGACTCGAACTTCCGCAAGTCTGGCAATCCGGCAATACCTACCGCCCCATGCTTAACCTCCTCTGGGTCAATCAAACTTTGGACTTGCCATCCTGGCTCCATTTGGTACAGTCGATTCCTGGAGCTACCCCGGCCCGACTCAATGACGCAACGAGGTACTGGCAGTGTCAACAGAGAAAACTACTCGCAGGCAAAGCAAGACTGCAAAAGCAAGCGTGAATGAATCTGCCCAAATCTTGGGCCAGGCATTCCGTCCTTTGCCCAGTCAACGCCAAGCCAAGACACGTTACTGGGCACTCGTCTCTGAGCAGGCCCTCCTGGAAGACCTCCACTCGCATGACCCCTACGAATTGGCCAGAACCATCCAGTGCCCCGCACTGCCTGCCTGGCTTGAGAATCCCCAATTCCGAGTCTGGTTCGGCAACAAGCACGAGCATCTCCAGCGCATCGAGTACCTCTTCGACCTAGCCTTGGATGCCGCAGAGCAAATCCTGCAGAACGAGGACCCCAAAGCCCAGTCTGCCCGCGTCGCCATGATTAAGGTTCTCTCTGACCTGGCCAATAAACGACGTACAGAGAAGATTGCAGACACACAAATCAACCAAATGTCTGAACAGCAACTTCGAGAGTATGTACAGAAACAAGCACCCATGCTGCTCATCCCCAAATCGGAGGAAGAAAAATGACCCTCAAGACACTACCTCTTCCTCAGACCAATACCAAGAAGACCACCACGTGGCGCATCACCAATCAGAAGGGCGATGTTTACACAGTTGAAGGCACCGACATTGTCACAGAAGAAGACAACACAGCCGTGCACGTCTACGACAAGAGTACCTGCATCTTCGTCATCTTTGATGCAGAGGAGGTTGTGGCCCTAGACGAACGTGTTGTCCTGGAATCTAAAGCTAAATCACGTCGCAGAAAGAAGGTGACCTGATGGCACGGCAAAAAGTAGTCAATCAGCATGCCGCAGTCGAGTCCGGCAAAATCATTACCGCAATCAAGGAAGCCAAGTCAGGACCTGGCGTCACCAACAAAATTGTAGCCATCTCTGCCGAAGGCGCACTCATCTCCCTCTTCGTAAATTCGCTCTCCGGTTCACTCAACATTACGGTGTACACGCTGACCGAAGATGGTAAACGACAGAAGCTATTCGACTTCCCGCAAGTCAATACCAGTACGCCAGAACTCGTCATCAAGACAATCTCTCCTACACTCAACCTCATCGAAATTGTCTGCACCTACAACGGTCCGTGCGACTATGAAGTGCATGTCCGAGGTATTACCTCAGGCCAAGTCAGCAGTCGTCTGCTCTCCCCTAGTACACTCTCCGCCAAACAAGTTGTCATGGGCACACTTCCCTCTGTCCTCATTCCTGCCACGACAGAGACACGCTCGGCAGTCATCATCCGCAATACATCTGCAGGAGTTCTATATCTCGGAGGAACTCTCTCCGAGGCCACACTTGCTACCGGCTTTCCTGTCGCATCTGGTGAGTCAATAGTTATTGACATCGCAGGCGGACAAGCAGTATATGCTATAGGAACAGTAGTAGGAATGGATATTCGCTACATGGAGGCCGGAGAATGAGTTTCAGTACAAGCGGTACGGGAGGCGGTAGCTGCTCCTTCTCCATCAATGCTGACACACTCAACATGAACAATGAGATAGTCAGTCAGCCGACCATCTTCAACAACACATTGGCCAACGCCAATCAGGAATACACAATAGCTTTACCTACAGGCACACGAAGATTTACAGTTAAGCTACGCAGTGCAGGCCTTCTCAAAATTTCCTACGTCACAGGAACTTCTGGCACAAACTATTTTTCTCTGCTTCCTGGTTGCACAATGACCGAGAACGCACTAGCGCCAGATTCAAACTATGTGCTATACATACAGTCGCCCCAGCCGGGTGCCGTGGTGGAACTTGTAGCATGGGCGTAGGAGATGTAACTCATGAGTATTAGTAAAGAAAAGCTTATTGCAGATGCAGCAGTTGCCTTAGATGGCGATTCTGTTGCGTCTTTTCTTAGGGATGGCGATGGTACCAAAATTCAGTCGACCAGCAACGCCCTCAACGTGTTCGTTACGAACCCGCTTGAGTTGGATGTTGGCCTCGACGCAGCTGACGACTCCGTTGCTGCATGGCTGAAGGACGGCTCAGGCAACTCGCTCAGCTCGACTTCCGGTGCATTGCACATCCGCATTGACAGCCAGACTGCCAATGTGACTGTTGAAGCTACGGATTTCGACATCCGCGACTTGGCATTTGCTACCGACAGCGTAGACGTGTCCGGTTCGTCCGTCACCGTCAGCGCAACCGACCTCGACATCAGAGACCTTGCTTTCGCAACTGACTCAGTTGACGTCAGCGGTTCATCTGTCACCGTGTCGGCTACCGACTTGGACATCCGCGACCTCTCCGCAGCAACTGACTCGGTTGATGCCAAGATGTCCGCAAGCACCATCCTCGCTTCGGCTAACAGCATCAGCACCTCGGCAGAAGCTGTGGTTGCCTCGGCTCTCTCGGGACGTCGTCGCCTCCTCATCCAGAACCTCGGCGCAAGCCCTGTGTACCTCGGAGACTCTGGCGTGACTACCTCTTCGGGAATCCGCGTCTCGGCTGGCGCTAACGTCGAACTCGAACTTGGCGCTTCTGCAGCCCTCTACGCAGTCTGTGCTTCTGGTACAGCTGACGTTCGCATCCTCGAAATGGCATAAGTTAAGCATTAAGTCTTGACTAAGCTGCGGAGTCTAGCTAAGCTAGGCTCCGTAGTCATATAGGAGGACTTCATGCGCTACATAGTCGTAGATGAGCAAGACCAAAAACTTCTTTCCTCAGTCGCAGTACTTCTCGGTAAAGCATCTTTCACACTCGACAGCCAAGAAATAGTTGGTGCAGCCCAGATTCTGACCAACCTAGCCAGACTTGCAGAACGAGTCAAAGACGCCAAAGAATTGCCACAGGAGAAGAAATAATGGGAGCCATCATTGAATCCTCAGACCGCAGCGACGTAAACGAATCCTCCTTTGTAAGCGGTACAATTACGGTCGGAACCTCAGTCGTAGAAGCCAAAGTAGGCGTCTCTCGGCTAGCTAGCCGTCAGTACCTGTCCATCCATAACAACGGACCTCTGACAATCTATGTAGGACCGAGCGACGTAACGACCAGCTCAGGAAGACCCATCTTCCGTGACCAAAGCATAGATATTCCTGTAGGAGACCTGGGCATCTATCTCGTCTCCGGACAGGCCGGCAACACAGTCGTTGTACAGGAGCTAGGCTAATGACTCGTATTTCACCTGTAGCCAGGGGCATTCCCTTTGACCCAAACAACAATCAACTGGACTCCTTCAACGTCCAGGATGCCTTAGTCGAGGAATCCGACGAACGTATTGCGGAAGACCTCACCTTCCTCAAGCTCAACGGGACCCGGACAATGACTGGCGAGCTGAAGACAATCCGCAACGTGACTATTCCGGAATACACGACAGTGACGACAAACGGAACCAAGACGTTGACCAACACGTCGAACATGGTTCAATTCTTCGTCGAGACAGCCCCGACCGGCGGCTACTCGGTCGTCCTCCCAAATGCCACCACTTTGCAGAATGGCTGGAACTTTGAGTTATACAACCGTACATCGGCTTCGATTACAGTCAAATATCACGATGGCACTACGTTCGGCTTCTTGAGTAAAGAGGCGGTATCTAGCTTGTTGCTTCAGTCGAATACTACAAGCAATGGAACCTGGTCTCCCTTTACTGCAGAAATTGCCCAACAGGCTGCAGGCGTCATCAGTTACACCCTTGAACAGACTGCCCCCTTTTCTACCAGCTCTCCTACAGATTCGCAGATAACTTCCTTTGTACTTACTCCGCAGTCGGGCCAATACTATGTAGGACTCAACATGGTTGTTGCTTGTACAGGTAATAACGCCACAAACTATGTGACAATCTACAAGAATGGTATCGCGCAGACAGGTACAGAGCGTTCATCTCTGTCTTCGGGCAACAACACATCATTCATTCTGAGTACACAAGGCGTAGTAACTGTCAACGGTCTCGATGAGATACGTGTCTACATCCGAACCATCCCAGCTTCAGGTGCTGCCCCGACTTTGACGGTAAACAACCGCAGTATCATCGCGTTGCGCCTGGGTGCAGGATAAGGACTTGACCACCTGGTCAGGAGGTGATATACTCCAAAAACCACTCTGATTCCGCAGAGTTGGATGGAGGATTACTATGCAACGGACCGCACAGATTCTTTCTGACCTCGCCTTCTACCGCACCTACAGCCAAGTCAAACCTACCGGCCTCAAGGAGTCCTGGAACGAGGTCATCAATCGTTACCAACAATTCCTCCTCGACCAAAACAGCACCGCGCAGCACGACCTCATCGTCCGTGCCTGCACCTACGTACGCAACAAGCAAATCGTCCCCAGCATGCGTATGCTCCAATTTGCAGGTGAGGGACTTTCCCGCGAAAATCTCCGTGCTTACAACTGTTCTTTCGTCGCTATAAAAGACTTCGAGGACATTTCTGACATCTTCTACATTCTCATGAATGGCACAGGCGTTGGCTTCTCTGTGCAACAACTTCACGTCAGTCAACTTCCTACAATTACACCAAACGAGTCCGAAGAATTTGCCTTTGCGATAGTTGGAGACTCACGTGAGGCGTGGGCACAATCTGTAAAAGTTCTGCTGGAAAATCCAAATATTGAGTTTGACTACTCCCAGATTCGTGCAGCAGGTACCCGCCTCTCTACCGGAGGCACGGCCAGTGGTCCCGAATCACTACGTACTGCACACAACAACATTCGCCGCATCCTTCGCGGCGCACAAGGCCGTAAACTCCGCTCCATCGAAGTACATGACATAGTCTGCTACATTGCCGACGTAGTCGTCGTAGGCGGTGTCCGTCGTGCAGCCCTCATTTCCCTCTTCGACCGCACCGACGAAGAGATGCTCTACTCCAAAGTCGGAGCCTGGTGGGAGCGCAATCCTCAACGTGCACGTGCCAACAACTCGGCAGTCCTTGTCCGAGGAGAGACAACGCAGGCAGAATTTGAGCGAGTTCTGGACATGTGCCTCGAATCGAAGGCAGGAGAACCCGGAATCTTCTGGACAAATGACCGCGACTACGGAACGAATCCATGTGCAGAAATTAGTCTCCAATCTCAAGGACTCTGCAACCTGACGGAAATCAATGCAGCCGTCTGTGAGAATGAATTCGACTTCGCAAAAGCTGCCTACTACGCCACAGTGCTCGGCACCTTCCAGGCCTCGTTGACCAACTTCAATTACGTCAAACCCCGCTGGAAACAAGTAGCAGAACAAGAGGCTTTGCTCGGTGTCTCCATCACAGGACAGGCACAGAACTGGGAGAATCTCCAAAGTTGGGACCTTGCAGAGGTTGCCGACATGTGCAAACTCTGGAATGCCGAGCTGGCCAAGGAGCTGGGAATCAATCATGCAGCCCGCGTCACGACCGTCAAGCCCTCCGGCACAACCTCGACAGTCCTGGGCACGGCAGCAGGCATCCACGGCGTCTACGCTCCGCACTACATCCGCAGGGTACGTATCAACCGCGATGACCCCATGGCCATCTATCTGCAGAATGCCTTGCCCAAAGAGTTGGTTGAGGTAGACCAATTCCAGCCCAGCATGCTGTGCATCGCCATGCCCATCAAGATGAAGGGAATTGTGGCAAGTCAGGAATCCTGCGTAGAACAGCTGGAACGTGCCAAATTCATGCACAGCAACTGGATTCGCCCAGGCCACAATCACGGCCCCAATACTCACAACGTCTCACTGACCGTGTACTACCGAGAAGGCGAGGACAATCAGATTCTCAAGGATTGGATGTGGCAAAACCAAACCAGCTACTCCGGCATTTCCCTGCTTCCGCTCGATACGCACACCTACATCCAGGCCCCTTACGAGGCCATCAGCGAGGAGCGTTACCGCGAGCTTGAGGCAAAAGTTCTTGCAATTGACCTGGACTTGGGAGAGATTCGTTACTGGACAGACTACGATTCTCGGCAGGAAGTTTCTGGCTGTGAAGGTAATCTCTGCAGTCTACCAGAAAGGGCGAAATGAAGGATGAGCAACCCAAGGAAGTACTTCTTATCTATCTCCCGGCAATAGTCCACTGGTTCGGTGCGTACACGACCATAGGTCTGCTGTACGTACTGTTCAACATTCCTATGCTGGTTGTAGTACTTCTCTGCATGCTTGGGCTGCTCGTGCTTCCCCCAATCTTTCGCATTGTCAAAAAAGAAGATTTAGACAAAGAAGACAAAGATGAATGATAAACACCTCAAGAAGATGGCACTAGCTTTACGGCGGCTCGACAAGATTGAGCGCAGTTCCTCCATCGACCCAGCCAATCTTGAGGCACGTCCCAGCCCCAAACAGCAGGAAATACTTGAATCCTTCGGCGACCACAAAATTACGATTGTACGCGGCGGCAATCAATCGAGCAAATCGACGCTCGGCGCACGTACCTTCAGCTGGATGCTCACCGAGACCCATCCCTACTGGCAACGTCCTGCAGCCTGGAAGAATGAGCGACTGCAAATCCTAGTACTCGGTAAGAGCGGCAAAATTATTGAAGAGTCTCTCTACTACCGTATGAAGAGTTACATTGACCCATCTGAGCTACACGAGTTCCGTGCAGGAAACATCCTCCAGAAAGTCGTACACAAGCCGACAGGCAATACGGTCCTTTTCCAATCCTACGAGAATGTCAACCAAGCTCGTGAGCGTATCCAATCCTATACGGCCCATGCAGTCTGGATTGACGAGATGCCCAACTCCCTGGAGCTCTTTAGCGAATCCCTGCGCCGTATCCAGGCCCGGGACGGCTACTTCTGGGCAACCTTTACGCCCCTCATTGTGAACAACGATATACGCAACTTCTGCGACAATCTGCCTCCCTCGCAAGGTCAGATGTTCAAGATTCACATGTTCGACAATCCCCTCTACACGCCGGAGAAACAGGCCAAGATTCTCGAAGAAATGGCTCTCTATCCTGAGCACGTCCGCAAGTGCCGTCTCGAAGGTGAGTGGATGAGCGCAGAGAATGCCGTCTACTACTTCAGTCCGGAAGTCATGGTCCGCGACTTACCCTCCCACTACAGCCCTGGCTGGCGTCACGTGGAATCCTCAGACCCTGCGGCACGCAGTGCCCACGGCTTGACCATCTGGGCAGAAGACCCTACGACAGGCCTCTGGTACTGCGTCAGGGCCGAATACCTGCAAGGACTGCGGGACACCGATGAGTACATCCTGGCCGTCAAACAACGCACTGCGGGGCTCAACATCGTGCGCAGGCTCTATGACTCAGCCTGCCCCTGGTACGCCGACCTGGCAGTCAAGCACGGCCTCAATTACACGCCTGTGATGAATAAGGCCCACCGTAAACTAGAAATGATTAAAGCCCTGCAGCTCGCACTGGGACAGCAACTCTTCCTGACTCCCTGGTGCCAGGACCTGGCAGATGAGCTCAACAACATGCAATGGTCCGAATCTGCAGAGAATAAGGTAGCCAACAGTTCCAAATACCATCTCCATGACTCCGCCGTCTATTTCCTGGACTGCAAGCCCAAATATGAGGGAACACCTGTAGCCAGCGACTACTGGCAATCCATGCGCCAAGCCAATCAGAAACGTAAGGTAGCAGAATACGAAGCTAAAAAGGCCTCACCATTAGCTCGTTCCAGGCAAGGCATTAAACACAGAGGCAGAGTCTGGGGTAAGCCGTGGCGGTAGGTTGCTTCATTTTTTCCCTTGTGTTATTCTTGCTTGCAGGTTTCTATTGGCTGTCAGCCCGTAGTATGGTATTACATGCACGACGCACAGTCCGTAGAATGAAGGCAACTCTGAAAGTCAGCAAAGGAAAACGAGATGCAAGGCGAATGCGGCTGCGAGAATTGCAAAAAGAAGAAGTCGGGCAAAGGAATGGCCCTCTCAATCGTTACCGTCCGGCGGCTCCCTATGCCAAAGCGCAAGGGTTCGGCCAAAGAAGAAAAAAAAGCCTAATTAAGTTATACGGAGGCAAATGATGAGCCGAGTACGCCTGCAGTGGTGGACCAATCCAGAGCAAGTCAAACAGGAATTGGCTCGCCGTCTCCAATTTGCCAAGCAGGCACGTGCACGTCAGGAGCGTCAGTGGGAAGAGAATGAGCGCATTGTCTACGCCACCCGCGCCTCCGGAATTGCCAACTCAGATGTCTCAGTCAGTTTTGATACGGACGGAGAAGCTGCAGCCTACCAGAATGACCAAACATCCGCAGATATTGCCATCAACCGTGTAATGAAGAATGTACGCTTCATCCACAGCCAAATGTCTGCCAACCCTCCTACCGTCATCGCTCGTCCAGCTACGCCTGACCCCTCGGACCGCGCCGCAGCAGACGCAGCCGACAGACTTGTACGCTACGGCATCCGGCAATATAAGATGCAGGAGCACAAGGACCAACTCAACCTTCAGACCCTCATCTACGGCTCCGGCTTTGTGAAGTGCATGTTCGACCCAAATCAGGGCGAGATTGTCTCCTACAATGAACAGACCGAGGAAGTGGAGATGAGCGGTGACCTGTCCATCTCGACTCCATCCATCTGGAACATCTATCCAGAACCCGTAGCCACCTGGGACGAAGTGACGCACGTCTTTGAACAGTTCGATATGCGCTACGAGGAAGCCTCCTTCTTCTTCCCTGACCAGCTGGAAGCCTTGGAAAAGGTGAGACAGAAGAGTGTCGAGGAAGATTACACAAATGAGTACAACGGGACAAAGTCCTCCGTAGGCAACAAATTCCGTTACGACTCAGTGAAGGTTTTCCAGTACTGGGAAAAGGGAACACCCATGAATGGCATGCAGGGACGCTACTGCTGGTGCCTGGAAGATGGTACTCCGTTGACCATGCCCGAAGTCAGCCCTCAGCGTTTCAGCCAAAAACTCAAGGATGGCAACCCCGGTCCCAAGCGTGCACAACTCCCCTACCAAATACTGACAGACATAGATGTTCCCGGCTCCTACTGGGGCATGAGTGTCGTCTCCTATGCAGGTCCTATGCAGGATGCTAAGAATCGCATCGACTCCGTCATGCTCGACATCTTGCAGGCACACGGCATAGCTCGAATGGTTATCCCTGAGACTGCCGAAATCTCCGATGAATCCATCACCAACTCAACCTGGGACGTCATTAAGTACTCAGGAGCTATCCCGCCCAACTTCATGGAACCGCTGCCCATGCCCGCTGCATTGCCCAACATCGCAGACCGCATGGACAAAGGAATTGACGATGTGTGCGGAATCAATGAAGCAGTGATGGGCGAGATTAAGCGCGAGACCTCCGGCTTCTCCCTGCAGTATGCAACCCAACAGTCCAACCTGATTCGTAAGCGCCTATTCAACAAGGACATCTCAGTCGTTGAGTGGCTCTACAAAACTTACCTGGCTCTCATCGTAGAGAACTGGAAAGAGACACGTACCATCAAGGTACTCGGCAAAGAGAAGGCCTTTGAATCACTGAGCCTCTCAGGTGCCGACATTGCATCCGGCTTCGACATTGTCGCAGAGTACGGCGCATCCCTCTCGCTTGACCCAATCACCCGCCGTGAAGAGATTCTGCAGATGATGCCCCTCTTCCAACAGGCAGGCGTAGCTCCCCGCAAGATGCTGCAACTCGTCAAACTTGCAGAACTTGAGAATGCCTACGACCACATTGAGTTGGCCGAAACTCGTCAGCGCGAAATCTTTGAACAGATGCGCATCAGCGGTCAGTACATCGCACCGGAGAAGCTTGAAGACCACGTCAACATGCTCGCCTATGCATACACTTACCGCATGACTGCGGAATTCAAATACCTCAAAGATGTCACGAAGAAACTCATCGAACAGCACATCGGCGACCGCGAGGAAATGGCCGCCGAAGGCGTTGCAAGTGCAGCTGCACCTGGCGCCGGCGCACCTCCCGCACCTCCCGCACCTCCTGCCGGCGGCGGACTTCCTCCACTCGGAGCTTGACAACCATCCTTGACTATTCTAATCTTTACACATTCATGCTATCCCGGGTGGTCCGGGACGCATGCTAAACCCGAAAGGGACAAGTTCTACCATCCCGCCAGTGGGACGTAGAAATAGGAGCATCTTATGTCCGGTCAGTCAGACGTGGCAGCTTTTCCAAACATTTGGGGAGGAGGCGGTGAAGAAATCAACACAGTCGGAGGAGGGGCAGTGCCCACCGAAGGCGGAGTTGATGCAGCACCTGCCGAAGGTCCCCTTCCTGTAGACATCGACTCTCCCGAAGGTCAAGCCCCGGTAGATTTAGATGCTCAAGCAGAGGCAGGTCAAGAACAGGCCGCCAAGCAAGTCACCGAGGACGGCGTTGAGTACCTCGAACTCACCGACGACACAGGACGTAAACGCATTAAGATTGACTGGAACAATCGCGATGCAATCAAGAAGGCCATCTCCATGGCCGCAGGCGCACGTAAGTGGCAGGCAGAACGGGACCAACTCAAGGTGAAATTGCAAGAGCAGGAAACTTCCGCAAAGGATGTGCAGGAAGCCTGGAATGCAGTCTCAAATGCCTATGAGTCTCAAGGAATCGAAGGTCTCGTGGACCTGCTTGCAGCTGAACAGGGCGCCTATCAGAAGTGGTTTCAGTCTCAACTGCAGAAGGAACTCGCTAAGCGGGATGCTTCGCCGGATGAACTGGAGCGCATTCAGTTGAAGGAAAGGCTTGACAGGATGGAGAGGGAGCGGGCCTTGGAATCTCGCAAACTCAAGGAACGAGAGGAAGCTATCAGCAAGGAACGCGCAGCAGCTGAAGAGGCCCAAATCCAATCCATCGTCAACCCTGCTTTCGACAAAGTTCGCTTTGCTGGTACCCTCGGAAACGAGCAACTCGAAGACCGCCTGGACCGTACAGTCTGGTCGGAAGCTATCGACATTCTCGCTAACATCGAGGAACAACAAGGCCGTGCTGCGGTGACTCCCGCCGTAACACGTAAGGTATTTCAGGAAGTTGCAGAATCTCTCCGTGGAGCCCTTCAGGTGAAGGCTAAGGAAGAGGCCGCAGCGGCTTCGGAAGTACGCAAGGCTCAAGCGGCAACCAAGGTTGCAGCGAAAGCTCAGACTGTTCAAGGGAGTAGACAAACAGAAGCGGAATCATTTAAGAAGAACATAGCTGACGGCAATTGGTCTGCAGCTTTAACCAGCATGTTGTCTGGTCGTGTAAAATAAACAGTACACAGCTTCCTTAGTGTCGCTGTGAAAAGGAGTTAAATTATGGCTTTTAGTCCAATTGGAAACTTGCCGCTGGGGCAATTCCTGCAAATCGCATTCACACAAGGTGTATTCAATCAGCTTAACCAAACTTTCCCTGACTTCGAAATGGTCAAGAAGTTCCGCGTTGCTGACCCAAACTGGCGCGAACAACGCTTCTTGCTGCAGACGTCCCTCGGGCCAGCAGCCGTCCAGTACCGCAATCCTAGCTTTAGTACGGCATTTCCTGCCGCTCAGCGTATCGGCATCGGCGAGAAAGTTGCCCTCGCTAAAGAAATCGACGCTACGGTGGAAATCGAGTACAACCTGTACAAGAAAGCGTTGAACAGCCCCCTCAAATATGCAGAGCCACTCGCTCTCGAAATGCAAGCTAAAGCAATCGCAGCTAAGCGCCGCATCGCAGCCGACCTCTACGGAGACGGAACTGGCGTTGTCGGTACAGTTCTTTCTGCCGCAGTTGTTGGCTCAGTTGGAAGCCGCAAACTTGAAGTAACTCTCGACGTTACCTCAGCAGCCAAGGGCCACATCGGCTTCTTCGAATACGATGACCTCCTGGTTGTCCGTACCGCAGCTGCCGCAGCACAGGATGCTACTCCTGTATCTGGAACAATCGCAGCTTACCGTGTAGTGAGCCGCAGCCGTAAGGCAGACAAAGTTGTCCTCGAAGCAGTCGATGCCAACGGCGTGGCTTTGGACATCTCTGCAGCAGGCACTGTCGGTCTTGGTGACCTCATCTATCGTGCAGGCCAGGAAACCATTCCTGTCATCTCCAACATCACTGACTGGGGAAGCGCGACCGAAGTCTTCGCAGGATTGGAAACTCTCCTCGCTGACGACGGACGCTTGGTGCACGGAATCACCATGAGCGGAGCTACTGCAGGTACTGTCGTCGATGGCGGC